TAGACAATATGAGAAAGTATTCTCGTATGAAGAATGGTGGAGATAATAAAGACCATCGTGCTATGGGTGGTAATCCTTGTTTGGAACAAACCTTAGAGTCATACGAACTATGTTGTCTTGTAGAAACATTTCCTGATAACCACGATGACTTTGAAGATTATGCAAAAACTCTAAAGTATGCTTATCTGTATGCTAAAACTGTTACTCTTGGTAAAACTCATTGGAGTGATACAAATAGAGTTATGTTAAGAAACAGAAGAATAGGATGTTCAGTAAGTGGTGTTGCTCAGTTTATAACTAATAGAGGATTAGACGAGTTTCAGAGTTGGTTAAATGGTGGATTTGATGTTATTCAACAATGGGATAAACAATATTCAGATTGGATGGCAGTTCCAAGAAGTATCAAAACCACAAGTGTTAAACCAAGTGGAACTGTATCTTTACTTGCTGGTGCTACACCAGGACTTCACTATCCTGAATCAAGATTTTACATAAGAAGAATAAGGTTATCAAAACACTCAGAATTAATAGAACCATTGGAAAAAGCTGGATATAAGTTAGAACCAGCTTTTGGTTCAGAAGATACTACTATGGTTGTTGAAGTGCCCGTAGATGTGGGAGAGGGAATCAGAACTGCTTCCGAACTCTCCATTTGGGAACAATTCTCACTTGCTGCGTTTTTACAACGACATTGGGCGGACAACCAAGTAAGCTGTACGGTTACATTTAATCCAGA